AGGGGTACCAATTATTCAGTTACTAGAACTTTTATGCACTTTGACACATCTGGTATATCTGGGAATGTATCTATGGCTAAATTATTTGTGAGAGGATTCGGCTCAAATAATGGAAGTGTAATAGCCGTGAAGAGTGATGCATTCGGAGGAGATGGAGGAACAGCTTTAGCTGGTGCTGATTATGATAATATTGTAGGATTTTCAGCAGGTGCGAGTCTGGCAGGTAACGCAACAACATATTCGTCAAATGGTCCATTCTTAACAACTGGATGGTCTGTAGCTGCGTATAATAATATGGGTGCAACATCAGATTTAAAATCAGATATGCAAAATAACGATAGTGTTATAGTCTGTCTTATGGATTACACAAATGACTACCTAAACACCCCTCCCGGATCAACAGGCACCTTTTCATCGGGAATAGTTTACTCGGAAATGACTGGCACAGGTAACGATCCGTATATCCAATATACAGAAGATGCATCCGGGTATACACATGATGTTATGGGTGTCGCAGCAGCGTCTATGGGTGAAATAAATTCAGTAGCAATAGCAAATGTTGGAAAGGTAATTGGGGTCTAATAGATATTTATATATTAAGGAGATAATTTATGAAATCAATTAATGAGGGTGTATACGATCCAAATATACTAAAGGCGATATTCCTTGCCGGGGGTCCTGGATCTGGAAAATCTTCTGTAGCTAACGTTATTTTCGGTGTTGATGACATAATGAAGTCTACTTCTGCTACAGGACTAAAGCAAGTAAATTCAGACCCTGCATTCGAAATGTTTCTAAAGAAAGCCGGCGTGAGCCCAAAAAGCCTAGCTCTAATGACAGATAAGATTTTCCAATATTATACTGATAATCCTAATGCTCCCCGTCAAAAATCTAGGAGAATGAAAAAAAAGCTACAAGATATGTATGAAGACGGTAGATTAGGATTAGTATTGGATGGCACAGGTGCAAACTTCAGTAAAATAGCAAAACGTAAAAAAAGATTAGAATCCATAGGATATGATTGCTCTATGGTTTTTGTAAATACATCATTAAAAGTTGCCCAAGAAAGAAACCTTAAAAGAGACAGGGTATTGCCAGCAGACCTGCTTGAAAAAAACTGGAGTGACGTTCAGAATAACATGGGAAAATTCCAATCCCTATTCGGATCAAACTTTACTATTGTGGACAACACAGAGGATACTGATGATCTTAGTCTGATGCATAAAGATAAAATCAAAGCGATTTCTAGATTGGTAAATAAGCCTTTAAAGAATAAGGTTGGCAAGAAATGGATACAAGATCAATTGAGAATGAAATCCCTAGGCGAATCTAAAATCCCAATTTATAATGAGCCATTAACATTGGGTCAAGAATTGGCATACAAGATTCTATTAGAAACAATATCTCAGGAAGAGCTTGACAACTTCATAATAGAAAACGCAACAGGGGGGGCGGAAGTAGATGATGGACCTACAACTTGGTTTAACAATTTAGACCACTATAAGTCTGAAGCGAATGCTATGGCTGATCGATTAGGAATGCAGGTAATAAATTATATAATGGATGATGGGGATTTCAAAAGCTTCCAGGATCCATATTCATCTAATGCAGTTTCATACTTTCCAGCCGGAGTCCCAGGTGAGGACACACCAACAAATCCAACAGACTATAAGTCAACAAAAGCTTTCTCGGCATGGAAAAAACTAATCAAAAAAATAGCTGGCAAACTTGGAACCAAATTTCTGACATTCAAAGATGTTGAGATACCTAAGAAAGATCAAGATGGTGATAAGATTGAAGAGCCTAACAAAGTAAATAAGAATCCGTTGAAAGAAGGTGTTAATGATAAATACATATTCAAAGCTATATTCTTAGCAGGTGGACCAGGCTCAGGAAAATCAACTGTAATTAATAAGCTATTTAACGACCCATCTTCCAAACAAATAAAAAGTTTGACCTCAACAGGGCTTAAGGTTGTTAATCTAGACCAAGCACTAGAGTACCTAAAAAAGAAGCATAACATCCCTGCAAATTCTGATGATATGACAGACGCAGAAAGAAGTATAGATGGTAAGCTAATGGGAAGGTCTGTTAAGATTGCCAAGAAGCAATTAGAAAATTATCTAAGTGGTAAGCTTGGTATTATCATAGATGGAACTGGTGCATCGTCAAATGTTCTTTTAGGAAAAAAGAGTAGTATCGAGGCTTTGGGTTATGATACCTATATGATCTATGTCAATACAACTCTAGAGACTGCTTTAGAACGAAATGCAAATAGGCCTGAACGCAAATTACTAGATAAGGTAGTAGAAAGAGTCTGGCAAAAGGTCCATGATAATCTAAATACTTTTAGTAGTGCCTTTGGGTCGAACTTCGTGAAAGTAGAGGCTGATGGAAACATGTTAGATAAATTACCTTCAGGAACTAAATCCTCAGTGATGAAGTTTTTAAATAAGCCTGTAAAAAATAAAGAAGCCCTTAAGTGGATTAAAAAAAGTAAAGAGTTATAATGGATAAAAAGGGAATACAAAGAATGAGGAACATCGTATCTGGGAATTACTCAGATAAGACTAAGATCTCAACGGGATATGGCAAAAGTAGAATAGTCAGATCCGAAGGTGATGTCTGGGAAGACAAAGGTAAAACTTGGACAATTAAAAATGGTATCCGACAAACTATAACTAAGTTAGATGCAGCTCGAGAAGCCATAAAGGTTCCTATGGAATGTCCTAAGTGTGGAGATCCAAGAATGCAACACCATGCTTACAAAGCTATGTATAAAAAATATGGTATGTGTCTGAATTGTGTTATGAAGTTGGAAAAGGAATTAAGAGCCTCAGGTAAATATGAAGAGTTTACAAAAGAATTGGCAAAGTCTAATGACGAAGCTTGGCTAAAAGATAAAACCCTAGAATATTATGATTGGCTTTCTACTAAAGATAGTGAGTCATATGTTACTGAAGCTGGTGACATCGAAGATTGGTCTGGTGGCCAATCTAAAGAAGTATTAAAAACTGAATTCGACACGAAAGTCGAAGAATTAAAGAAGAATTGGAATGGCGACACAGAAACAAGTACTTGAAGATCTATGCGTTGAAATAGCTAAACTTAAAAAGGATATGCCTAATGGTAATATCCTTAAAATAGAGCAATCTCTTATTGAAATGCATGATAATCAAAAAGAGATGAAAAAGGATATGAAGGCCATGCAAAAGAGATTATTTAATCCCGATTCAGGCCTGATAGTAGAGACAAATAAAAACACTGAGTTTAGGGAAATGTGTGAACCTGAAAGACAGCAATTGATAGACCAGTTTAAAGGTGTCCTCCGTTGGAAGAGAGTTATCGAATGGGGTATAGGTGTTGTATTTGTAGCTATAATCGGTGCTGTTATAAAAATATTAATGGGTTAATAAAAATAGGAATATGTTATGAAAAAAGTGTTTAAAATCATATTGATAATTGGGGCTTCAATAGCTGCTGTTATTGGAATGATATTTGCAAGGGGTAAAAAATCCGCTGCTAAAAAGAAATTCAAAGAAGACCTTAAGAAGTCTAAAGAAGAAGTCAAGGCTATTAAAGTCAAGACTCAAAAAGTAGAAGCTGAAAAGAAAGTAACAAAAGAAAAACTTTCACTAGAGAAAGCTAAAACAAAAAAAGTAAAATCAAAAAGGAAGTCTACAAAGAAAGCCAAAGCTACTGCAAAGAATTTTAAGGCTAAGTATAAGTCTAAGAAAAAATGAGATATATATTAGCTTTATTCATAGGTATATGGTCATTGAACATGTCGGCTCAAGATACAACCAAAGTACCTCAGGCTGAATTAGATGCTATAATTGAGGCTATGGATATTTTAGTAGAACAAGATTCTATAAACAACTTGCTAATTCTCCACCTGGAATCAGAAGTGAGATTGTTTGAAACTATTATTAAGCAAGACAGCTTGGTTCTAAACTATAATAAAGAGGAAATAGCTCTGTTGGAAAGTCAAATTCAATTATATAGTGATAGACTTAAACATGTAGATAAGTGGTATGATAAAAGGCCATTTGGCATCATAATAGGAGTTGCTGGAACCATTGGTCTTATTCATGTTATAGGGTATACTTTACCCGAGTAAGTATATATTTATATATAGGTTATGGCGAAGAAGACAATCAAACAAATCATTGCTGATGAGTATCAGCTATGTGCAAAGGATCCAATCCACTTTATGCGGAAGTACTGCTATATCCAGCATCCGACAAAAGGCAAGATTCTTTTCAATCTATTTGAGTTCCAAGAACGATCCTTAGTAGCATTAAAAGAAAATGATTATAATATCATTCTCAAATCCCGCCAATTAGGTATCTCAACCCTCACTGCCGGATATGCTTTATGGTCTATGACCTTTAATCATGATTTCAATACATTAGTTATTGCAACAAAGCAAGAGGTAGCAAAGAACCTAGTAACCAAAGTTAGGGTAATGCACCACTACCTTCCTTCATGGTTAAAAAATATAGCATCTGAAGATAACAAGCTATCATTGAGATTTGAAAATGGTTCTCAAATAAAGGCAATATCTTCAGGAGGCGATGCCGGTAGATCTGAAGCCCTATCTTTATTGGTAATAGACGAAGCTGCATTTATTGATAGAATAGATGAAATCTGGGCATCATCACAACAAACCCTAGCAACTGGTGGTAAGGCTATTGTACTTTCAACACCAAACGGAACAGGTAACTTTTTCCATAAGCAATGGGTGAAAGCAGAAACCGGGGAAAATAAATTTAACCCTATTAGGCTACACTGGTCGGTGCATCCAGAAAGACACCAGCTCTGGAGAAATGAGCAAGACGCACTTCTAGGTGTTAAACATGCTGCTCAGGAATGTGACTGCGACTTTATCACATCAGGAAATTCTGTTATCACCGGAGAACTCCTAGAGTGGTATAAAGAAAACATGGCTCTCCCCCCTATTGAAACTAGAGGAGTCGCAGAAGAATTTCAAATGTGGGAAAGACCCGATTATACTAAAAGCTATATTGTAGTAGCTGACGTAGCTCGTGGTGATGGAAGTGACTTCTCAACATTTCATATCATGGACGTAGAGTCAGTCACCCAGGTGGCAGAATATAAAGGCCAAATCAGTACTAAAGAATTTGGCAATATGCTGGTTAATGTTGCTACTGAATATAATGAAGCTCTATTGATAATTGAGAATGATAATGTAGGATGGGCAGCAATACAGCCGGCAATTGATCGGGGATATAAGAATTTATATTACACTTATAAGCATGAAGGGGTATTTGATGCAGCAACCCAGTTATCTAAAGGGTATGACCTAAAGGATAAGGCCCAAATGACTCCCGGCTTCTCAACTACGTCTAGAACTAGACCACTCCTAATATCAAAACTTGATATTTATTTTAGAGAGAAAGCTTGCACGGTTAGATCTTCCAGACTACTGGAAGAATTATTCGTGTTTATATGGAATGGCTCTAGAGCAGAAGCCCAACGTGGGTATAATGATGATCTTGTAATGGCATTTGCCATCGGGTTATTTGTTAGAGATTCTGCATTAAAGCTTAGAAATGAAGGTATTGAATTAAATAGGAGTGCTATGGCTCATATAGGGAAAACTGGTTTCTACAGTAATTCCACAGGACCTGGCCCAAATACTTGGAAACAAAATATCGCCGGTAAAGATGAAGATCTTACCTGGCTACTATAAAAGGAATTCAAATGAACGACAAGTCATTTTTTGGTAGACTAAGAACCTTATTCTCCACCGCAACAATCATTCGCAAGTCCGGAAACGGTCTCAAGGTAGTAGACGTAAATAAAATCCAGGCAGGGTCTGACCTTGCTTCTAATAAGTTGGTCGATCGATTCAATAGATTATATCAATCTCAAAACCATGAAGGAAGAGGCCTCCAAAACAATTACCATGCTCTCAGAATGCAATTGTTTACCGACTATGAACTCATGGACGAAGATTCGATAATCTCATCAGCTTTAGATATCTATGCCGACGAATCAACATTAAAGAATGAGTATGGTTCTATTTTGAATATTAATAGTAAAAATTCAGAAGTAGAAAAGATATTGCATAACCTATTTTATGATGTGCTGAATATTGAATTCAATTTGTGGCCTTGGGTTAGAAATATGTGTAAATATGGGGACTTCTATCTTAAGCTAGATATTACAGAAAAATACGGTGTTACAAATGTACATCCTATATCAACCTATGAAATGACTCGAATTGAAAATGAGGATCCTCTAAACCCAGAAGAAGTTAAATTTGTTCACGATCCAACGATGGCAGGAGCCTCGCAATATGGTGGCAGCACTAGAAATGACCAAGATGAATATGGTAATTATGAAATCGCCCATTTTAGGTTATTGAGTGATGCTAATTTCATACCTTATGGCAAGTCAATGATAGAAGGAGCTCGTAAGAATTGGAAACAACTAACTCTTATGGAGGATGCAATGATGATTCATAGGATTATGAGAGCTCCTTCAAAAAGAGTATTTAATATAGATATTGGTAATATTCCTCCAGGAGAAGTTGACACATACATGCAGCAAGTAATAAATAGAATGAAGAAAACTCCGTATATTGACCAAAACACGGGAGATTATAATCTTAAATTTAATCTTCAAAATATGATGGAAGATTTTTATTTACCAACTAGAGGAGGAAATAGTGGAACAAGTATAGATTCTTTAGCAGGTATGGAATGGACGGGAACAGAAGATATTGAATATCTAAAAAATAGATTGTTGGCATCTTTAAGAGTACCAAAAGCTTTCTTAGGTTATGAAGAAGGAGTTGATGGAAAAGCAACATTAGCTGCACTTGATGTAAGATTCGCAAGAACAATTGAAAGAATACAAAGAATAGTAGTTTCTGAATTAACAAAAATAGGATTAGTCCATTTATATTCTCAAGGAT